CAAACGGCACCACGAATCCCATCGCGGGGACGTGTTTCTTCAGCGCAATGATTTGATTGGCTAGCGGACCAGGGTCTTCGCGATACGCGGATTTTTCGGCGGCCTTCAACGTCGACCGCTGTAACTCCTCGCCTGGGTTGGCGCGAAGGTCGACAGAGCGCGACGCCACGTAGTCTTGTAGCGCGCGGCCTTTCAGCTGGCGGGCGAGTCCTTCCTTCCTGGCGATGGCATAGCTTTGTCCGTAGAGTTCCGCCCCGCGATTGAGGGTCACGAAAAAGCGGTCGCCGGCCTCGAGGGTGCGACCGACCAGATTGAACGGGTTGGCCGCGCCACCGACGAATTCTTTCTTGGGGATATAGAGCGGGGTAATGCCGGCTAGTCCTTCTTCCAGGGCCTTCGGAGAGAAGCCGTGTCGCATCGTGTCGAACGCATCGCGGATCGCGGAACCGGCCGCGGCATACGCGCCCGCGGCTTCCTGCGCGCTTTCGCCGGCGAAGACTTCACGCGGCTTGCCGGTGAGCATGGATTTCACCAGATCGACCGGAGCGGCGGTCGTGCCTTTGATGGCGAATCGCGAGATGGTGTTGAACGCGTTGCCCAACACGTTGCGTTCGTGGGTTTTGATGCCCGACAGGATGTTCGCCATGTAGTAATTGAACGCGGACTCGCCCCATCCCTGCTTTTCCATCTGGGCGAGATACTTCACGGCTTCGGTCGGGTCTTTGGGAATCTGCCCCAGGCGTTCCGAGACTTCATCCATCGACGCGCGCAGCCGACCACGCGACATGAATTCACTGGCGAGTCGCACTTCCGCCGGCATGACGTTGACCAGGGCCCGCCACGCGGCGAGTGAGCGGCCCGCCTCACTCCGCGCGCCAACGACGGACGAGAGCAAGGCCGCCCGCGCGGCGTCGAGTTGCACGGCGCGATGCCCATCCTCGTAATTGCCGGTCGCGTCGTAGCGGGCCTTCGCCTCCTGCGATTCGTGGACGACGGCGGCGAGTGCGTTGGTGTAGGCGCGCGTTTCCTCCGAGTTCAGGGTGGTTCCCGGTTTGAGCACCTTACTGGCGTTGACACGGAGTTGCTCGGCCAGCGCGTCTCGACGCTCGAGGGATTGCCGACCGCGGCGCTGCTGTTCCAGTTGCAGTTCACCGATGGAGTCGCCTAGCTCTTTCAAGGGCTGCTGCAATGCCTGTGGGAATTTTTCGATTCTCAACCACGTTTCGCGTTGCTCCTTCGGCATCGGTTGGGTCGGTGGCACCGGTCGTTCGCCGGTGAATTCGACCACCGTGTCTTTCGCGCGAGCTCGCCCACCGATGGCCGGCAACCCTTTCAGTTGCTGTTCGCGCGTGATGCCTTTGAGCGTGTCGGTGATTTCTTCCTGGCTGACGCCTCGCGTGCGCGCCGCTTCGATGGCCGTGCGTGGTGCACCGCGCGACAGGAACTTCGCTAAGGTGGCCGCCCCACCCGCGCCGGCCGCTGCGCCCGTGGCTGCGCCGGCAAAGAATCGCGCGAGCCGTTCTTCGGGGGTGGCGTCTTCATCAGCGGTGGCGGCACCAGTCGCACCGCCCGCGGTCGCGCCCACGACGCCGCCACCGAGTGATGCGCCCAGGCGTGGGCTGACGAATCCGGCTTCTCCTGTTCGCGTTCGCAACAGTGTCGGGTCGATGACGAGTTCTGATTGGGTGTACTCGCCGGGGAACAGGACCGCTTCAGGTGTGGCTTTGAAGCTAAAGACGCGTCCAGGCTTGCCCGTCGCCTCGGCTTCCGTCTGTGCGAACCCTTCAGCGATGTTCCGGTCCAGGGTGAATGCCGATGGCCTGTTCGGTTCCGATGTCGCCCCACGGTAGACGGTGAATTCATCACCGAATGCCTGTCGGATCTGGTCTTGAAATCGAGCGGCAATGTTCGGGTCGCGACGTACAGCATCGACCAATTGTTCACGCGCCTCGCGGTCGCCCATCACGTACCCGACGTGTAATTGACGCAGGGCTGGATCATCGAAACGTAACTGGCGTAGTGTGGCGGGAATGTTTGAGGTCGTGGGTTCGACGTCTGGGACGAAGCCCCGCGCGGCTGTTTGTCCGCGCTGGTCGAGCAAATCGGCCATCCGCTGGACGGCCTTCTGCTGTACTTCCTCCACGGGGAAACTGACCGCGCCGAAGTTGTCGGCGGCACGCTGCACCGCCATCCGTTGCATATCGGCGACCGATGCGTCTTCTGGCAAGGCCCGCAACGGCGCGATGGGACGTGGTTCAGCCGTGCCGGCGCGACGTTCAATTGCTTCGCCCGTTTCCCGCGTGAGCGCGCGGGCGACTCTGCCGCCACCCGCTGCGCCCGCGATGCCGCCCGCTGCCGCGCCGGCGAGAAAGCGGCCCAATCGTTCTTGCGGAGTGGCTTCTTCATCGGCGGTGGCTACGCCGGCGGTGCCGCCAAGCACGCCGCCCGTCACGCCGCCCGCGAGTCGACCGCCTAGCTGTGTACGAACAAACCCACTTTCATCGCCACGGTCAGCACGGCTTAGAGGTTTGCCGAACTCATCGAATGAATCGAGATACCGAATCTCGTCGTCCGTGAGTCGACCCATTCCCTCTGTCAGTTGCCGATGGACCTGTTTATTTTTGGCAGCATCGAAATCGAGCGGCGCGGGCGGTTCTTCGCCGAACATGGAGCCTTGGCCCTCGGCCTCGAGCTCGGCGCGCGTCGGGCCCGTGGGTTCTTCGACCGCGGCCGCGGCGGCGGTCGGTTGGGCTTCGGTGGGGGCGCGTAACGTGAACGGTTCGCCCTGGGCGTCGCGTTGGAGCGCCGGCAAGATTTCATCGACCGCCTGATTGAGTGTCGCTTCGCCGCGCACCATCCGCGCGGCCAGCGCTTTCATCGCCTCACGCGTGTGTGTGCCTTTCTGGTCCTTCAGCAGTTCGAATTGCTCGAGCGCGGATTGCGCCTTGCCGGCGCGTGCGACGTTTTCTTCTTCGGCCAGAACGTTCCCTGCGCCTTTGAGCACGCTGGCTTCTTTGACCACTTTGCCGAACGCGCGCTTCTCGCGTGCCAGTCGGGCATTGACCTTGCCGACGATCTTCGCAATGTTCTCCGCCAAACTGACCGCTTGCGTCGATTCGCCGAACATGTCGCGCATCGTGACTTGCTCGAAATCGTCAGACAGCAGGGCTTTGACAAACGCATCGGCTTCGACGTCATTGCCGATGTCGGCTTTGGCGAGCGCGCGAATGACGGACAGTTGCTGTTCCGGCGTCGCGCGACTCCGCGCCACCATCGCCCCCCACTGTGACGGCACTTCCTTGTTGATGACGGCTTGGAATGCCTGATCGGAAAGCGTCGCGAGCGATTCACCCTGCGCGAGCTTCGGCCCGGCGACACTGCCGCGCGGCATCGTGGCCGCTTCCTGCTGTGACAGCTGGCCGGTGCGCAACAGTTTCGCGATGTCGGTCGGTTCGCCCGATCCTTCGCGGATGTTTTGCAGCGAGGAAATGCGCCGCACCTGGGCGACGTCGAACCCTTCCGCTTCGTCGAGGACAATGGCGCGCAGCGGGGGCAGGTCTGCGCCGGCCGCTTTGAGCTCTTGCCACTTGTTCACGCGTTGATGGCCATCGGCCACCATCAGCCGCCCGTCCGCCCGCTTGTGCAGGATGATCGGCTTGCTGCTGCCGGCGGTCGGATCCCACTGTTCGACGCCCTTCAGGGCCCCGGTACGCCCGCGGACGTCGGATTCCTTGAACTGGTAGGTCGTCGGGTCCAAGGTCACGTCGTCGCCGGAGACTTCGTAGATCGGGAGCAATCGCCCGCCGAGTTTGTGATAGCCCTCGATGCGCGGCACGGTCATCGTAGGCGGTCGCGGTGGCGCTTCGGGCGCTGGGCCTGACGGTGGGGACGGGGGCACGTCCGGTCGTGTCAGGTTGACGCGGAGAAATTCGGCAAGGGCTTCGTTCTCGCGCCGGCGCGCAGCCTGGGAACCGGGTCTGAGGTAGCGCGACGGGATGAGCGCTTGCATCGCCGCTTCGGCCGGCAGTGCGCGCCGCGGGTCCACTTCTTCCCACGGGGGGATCGGCGGAACCTCCGCCTCGAGAATCGAGCGCGGGACGCTGGCTTCGACCGGTGGCACCGTGGCGAGGTCGAACCGGTCGGGCTGGCGTGGTCCTGGGGGGAAAACGTGACCGCGTTCGCGGACATCGGCTTGGATCGCGGCATCCTCTTGCAAGTAGCGCTGAAGGCCAGTAAGCGGTCGAGGTTGCAGCTGGCCCAGCGGCGCATCCGGCGGCGGCGGTTCGAACATCCGTGTCCCTGATTCCGGCGACACGGACGGGCGACGCTGTTCGGAACGAAACTCGGCGTCCCAATCCTCATAGTCGAGAAAGCCGGAACCCTGCGGCCGAGTTACTTCGCCTGTCTGGGGGTCGACCATCCCGCGGGCGCGGGCTACAGCCATCGCCCTGGCCGCGTCCTGGTCCGCTGTGCGCATCGCGAGGGTGTCTTGGTAGGTCTGGGAGGTCCGCGCGTCCGGGAAGTCCACAGGGCCTTGTGGGCCTCCTGGTGTGCCAGCTGGCAGGTCGGCCGCTGGTGCCCGCCGTCCACTCAGGAACCGACCGAACCGATCAGCCGCGGCGTGAATGCCGCCGCCGAACACGCCGCCGAATCCTGCGGAGAGTGCGGCTTCCTCGAGCGACGGCAATTCCCCGCGTTCCACCACCGAATGGGCCGTCGAGCCGGTGACGCCCATCCCCGCGCCCTTCAGGGCCGCCCGTCCCCATGAGGCGGTCTTGCCCAGCGGCACCGCCCCAAGCGCGGCTTCGACGGCGACGCTGCGCGGGTCTACCTCTTTGCGGAGCCCGCGCGCTTTCTCGTACTCCTCCGCCAGCCATTCGCCAAACGCGCCGCCCGCTGCGCCCCCGATGGCCGCGCCGGGGACGTTGCCGAGTGCCGCCCCTGCGACGCCGCCGGCAATGCTCGGTACGACGCGCGCCGCGGTCGCGATGGCGGTGTCGCCCCAGCTGCGGTCGTCGTCGGGTTCGTCGGGACCAGCTGGATTAGGCGGAGCCTTCAAACGGCCGGCGCGCAGATCGCGGACGGCCGAATCGATGTCGAAATCGACGTCGCCGGCGGGCGGCCCAGGCCGGCGCGACGCGCGCAGTCGACGCACGGCGTCGTCGAAATCGAAATCGATGTCGCGGAACGGATCCCTGTACGGCATTACCGTCCACCGATCGTCCAACCTCGTCGCTGTGCGACGGCGACGGCCTGATCCAGCGTCAACCCCTGCATTTGCGCGATGATCCTGAGGTCATCAAGGCTGAGCGTCTTCGCGCCGGCGTCCGCGCCGGGTGGGCCCGCCTGCCCGCCACCAGACGGGAAGTACGGCTCGGTCTGTTCTGGCGTCGGGAAGAAGTTCTGGCTCGCGGCCAGCCGACCAGCGACATCCCAGTACCCCTTTTGCTGGGCATCGAGCTCGGCTTCGCGCCGGGCCAATCCGCGGCCGGCGGTCACGGTCGGATCCATGAACGTTTCCGCGCCGCTGATGGCTTGCGCGCGGGCGGCTTCCCGCGCCCGTGCGTCGCCACTCATAAAATCGCGCAGCACCGCGCCGGCTTCCACGTTGCTCAACATGCCCGGTTGTGGGGGCAAGGGGTTCGCTCGCTCGTAGCTTCGCTGACCGGATTCGAGCGCCAGCATGGAACGGTAGGGGTCCGCTTTGAACGCCGCGGTTTCGGGGCCGAGATGGCTTTCCAGGTACCGTTGATTCAGGGCGCGTGAGTCGACGGCTTGCTGACGCAGCTGCTTCATCCGCGAGACTTCGGCGTCGATCGGGTCGCCATACATCGTCACCTTGGTCCCCGCACGCGCGCCCGCCCCTGGGAAGACGGATGACGGTCCACGCGGGCCCGTGCCTTCTTCGACGTTGCCGTAGTCGGCCAGCCCATAGCGGTTGAGCATCGGAGCGAGATTGCCCGTCGATTTGCGCAGCACTTCGAACGGAAACTCGCGCCGCGATGGCGGCATCGGCGGTTGACTCGAGCGCGGTGGCGTGGGCTCAGAAAACGGCGAGCGTCGCAGGGTTTCGTATTGCTCCGGACGCAAACGCAATTCCTGGTCGTCCTGCAACAGCATCGCATCGCGGTCCTGGCCGCGGTCGATCAGGTCGTCTACCTCGAAGTCGTTACCACGGTCCACGAGGTCACCGAAGCGCCGGTCGCGAATCATCTGTTGTAGGGTGGAAAACGGCGATTGATATGGCATTACCGCCTCCGGAGCGCTGAGCGCAATCCGCCTTCGGCTTGCAACCACGCCGGCGGAATTTCCCCGCGGCCGTAGCGCATGCCGCGTCCTTCGGGCGAGAAGTCCTGCACGCTCGGATTACCCCACGCCCGTTCATCGAAGTTCAGGCGTCGCCCGGATGCCTGTGCCGCGTTCTCTTTGCCTTGCAGAATGCCGAAGTAGGCATCCCAGGCCGCGCTTGGGGCGGGACCACCAACTAATCGCCCGCCTCGAGTCAGACCGCTCGGGTCTTCCTGTTCGCGCAGCTGCTGCCGGCGGGCTTCGATTTGTTGGCGTCCGAAATTCATCAGGCCCACCGGGTTTTGGTCGTTGACCTGAAGCCGTTGGCCCCTATCGCCAATCAGGAGTTGCGGATCGAAGGGACCGCGGTCCGCGGCCGTGGTGCCACGGTCGACATAGGACCGTCCGCGCAGCAGTGGCGCATTGACGCCCTGCATCGCCAGCCGGTTGTAAAAGGCTCGGCTACTCGGCATCAGTAGATCCTGTTAGGGTTGAGCGCTAATTTGAGTTGTTGCATCGGCAGAATGCGATTGCCGAGTTGGGGATTACCCTCCGATGGCCCGGTGAGGTTTTGGACCGGTGCCGGTGCCATCATCTCGGGACCACGCATCGCGGAGTGATACGCGGGCATGGCCAACTGATCGAACGTGCCGCCCCCACCGCCGCCGCCCCCGCCACCGCCCGCGCCGACTCCACCGCCGTATTCGCCGCCGGGGGGTGGGGGCGTCGGGGGCGCGGTGGGTTTGGTCTTCGTAATCGCGGGCGCGGGCGCGGGCGCGGGCGGTTTGTTCAGTCCGAGTTCGCCTTCGCGCCTCTTAAAATACGCGTCGAGGTCTTCTTGCGTGCCGCCGGTGTAGCTATGCCCGTAGAGCGTCGCTTCGTTCTTATAGGCCGTTTCCCAATCACCAGTCGCGGGCGTGCCGGCCCCGTAGTGCTGCTGGAATCGCTTCTGGAACTGATCGCGAATCGACTGTTCGGTGATGGGCGTCGCCATGTTAGTAACGCCGTGCCATCAGGGAATAGATTTGCGGAATGGTGTTGAGCCAACTGGTCTTCAAATTGACATTTTGGCCCCGCTGATCCACGCCGCCAGCGTAGATATTGCCCGTGTAGTCGACGTCCTGGCTGCGCGTGCCGCTCAGGAAATTGATGTCCTGTCCTCGTTGCGTGAGCCCACCGCGATACTGTTCCATCGCGGCATCGAACGCGCGTTGCTCCCTGTTGGTGACGTCCTCAAATTCGACGTCGGTCAAATGCTGCGCGAGGTCGGACAGGATGTTGGCGGACTCGCGTCCCTCCATCGACGATTTCCCCATGTTGCGAGACGACATGACGTCTTTCAGAGCGCTCAGCGCCGCGGAGCCCTGTCGGCCGGCAACGTCCTTCGCTCTCGAGAACGCCAACGATGGGCCTGGGCTGATGCCAGTGCCTGGCAGGCCCGGCGGACCGACCGCGCCGCCACCGCCACCGCCTTCAAATGCGCCACCACCGCCGCCGTAGATGCCTACATGCGGGGGGAGTTGTGGAGCCGGCGGTAAGGGAGGGGCATCGACCTTTGGTTCTGGTTCCGGCTTGCTCTGCTTGAGTATCGCCGCGATTTGGTCTGCGCTCAGCCCGCCCCCGCCCGCGCCGCCTGCGCCCGCGCCGCCCGCGCCCGGCCCGCGCGACAGTTCCTGGTCGATGCCCGTTGACTTGATCGTCACGTTCTGCGGGTCGCTCGCATTCATCAACCGGGTCGAGTTAATGAAGGCTTGCTGCTGTGCTTCCAGGGCCAGCCGCTGGCGTTGCTGCTCCAAGGCGCTCAGCGCGTTGGTCTGTTGGGTTTGCGCCGCTTGCTGGTTGGCGGTTTGGGTCGGCGTCGGCCCGCCGTAGGTCGGTTGTCCGGTCCCGGTCCAACCGACAACGGGCCCGGCTTTGGTCGGCGGTCGATAGTAGTCCAGGCCGTAGGATGCGCCCGTAGGCATGATGCTCTCCTGGCTCGTGAGGCTTTACCTTACACCGGAATCCGTTCGCCCATGATGGTGATCGTCAGCGAGGTCGACGCACTCGCCCCGCCGACCAGGAAATCGGTACTGGCCATGCGCAGCAAGCCATACCAATCGAGGTAATCGAACGCCGGGACCGATTTGTCGTAGAACAGTTCGGTGCCGGCGGTGTTCGCGCCGGTTGTGCCCATATAGAGGCGGAAGGTCACCGCCGCCGACGTCTTGTTCGCGATGTGAATGTGCCGCACGACGTTGAACACGTTAGTGTTCGTATCGTTGAAGACGTTGGTGGTGTAGGTGTTGGTCAGGGCCAGCGGTCCTGCAAGCGTGCGAATGGTTCCGGGCATTCAAGCCTCCTACTGCACGTCGGTAAACAGACTGCCGAGAATGCCGACGTTATCAGTGCCGATGGTCCAATTGGCCGTGCCGCTGCCATCGCGCAGGAATTCGATATAGGTGGACGCGGCGGCGGCGTAGGCCATGCCCAGCGGTGAGGTGACGGTCACGCCGGCATTGATGACGCGGTAAAACGCGCGGACCCCGCTCGCAATCGTGAAGCCGCCTGGCACCGTGCGCCGCAGCGCCGTCGAGGCCACACCCCCCGTCGTGGTGGTGTTGAGTTCGAACAGGACCGAGAGTTGACGGCCTTTGAGGTAGTAGGCCATCAGCGCGACGTCGCCAGAGGCGACCGTCCAGGTCATCGCGCCATTGGCGGTGTAATCGCCGGCACTGAACGACGGCGTGATCCAGGCCCCTTGTTCATGCTCGATGAGCCGCCAGCTTTGCGTCGTGTTGTCGTAGCGGAACGTGGCGAGCCCGGTGCCGGCGGACAACGACGTCACGGCACTGGTCGCGATGTTGGTCAGGCGATTCGCGGCCACGGAGCCGGCGTTCTGATGGGCCAAATCCACTTGGCCCGCCCCGACCGACACGATCGTGACCAGCTGGCCCGCGCGCCCGGCGCGTAGTCCGCGCAGCGTCGCAAGCGACGCGTTGTTCATGCGGATGAGCGGCACGTTGCCGAAGTCGAGGTCGTCAATGTTGCCGGTGGTGGTGAAGGTGACTTCGCCTTCGCTGCTGGCGGCGGCCAGAACGCCCCAAAAATCCGCGCCGTCCGCGCCGTCGAATCCTGGCGGGCCCAGGGCCCCGGTCGCCCCGGTGATGCCCGTTGCGCCGCGGGGGCCCGGCATCCCATCATCGCCCGGCGTGCCGTCGAGCGCGAGAATGACTTTCTGGACCGGATCGGGAGCCGCCTCGAGGATGGCGATGTCGTCTTCACTCACGCCCAGGCGGCTATTGAGCTCGCGCAGTGCGCCCCAGACCGCATCGAAGTTATCGTCGATGTCCTGCGCGGTTTCCTTAATCTCGAGGTCACGAATCGGGTGCGGCTTCTGGAGCTTCATGGCGCTACCGACCGCCGCGACAGTTCATGGAACGGCACTTCGTAGCCGTAGAGCATCACCGCCCGATTGTTCTCGTTGTTGTAGAACCGCATTTGCAGCAAGCGCCCGGTTCCCAAATGCCGGGTGCGATGCTGGCCGCTGGTGAGCGCGAGCGAAATGGTGGTCTGGGCCGAAGCGTCCAGGCCCCCCACTTTCGGGACCAGACTCAGCGTGCCACCCGATTCAATCGCGCAGAGGATGGCCGCTTGGCCAAACAGCTTCTGAATGTCGGGCGTGTTGCCGCTGTGCCATTTCGGAATCGCATCGAATTCAATCGCCGTCCCGTCGTCCGAAGCCGTCGAGTAGTTTTCGGCGTAAATGAATCCGGCGCTCGAGCCAATGACGGGGCGATTGAAGCCGTTGGTGTCGTCCATCGTCGCCCCAGCAGTCGGCGTGAAGGCCCCCGTCTTATGCGGCCCGAACCACTGCTGACTCCCGCGATGGTAGGTGACCCACCGGTCGATGTCGGTGGATCCGGCGGCGGCGAGGTGCAATTCGATGGTGTCGTACAAGGCGTTGTACTTGCAGAAGGCATTTGCGAATTTGGCGCGGTTGAAAAAATCATCGCTCGTGAACCAGGGATGCACGTTCTCGCGCGACAGGTTGCGGACACCCGCCGGGCCGTATTCGTAAAACCCGTTTTCCCCCAGGAAATAGCAGACATCCTCAATGACGATGCAGCCTTCCTGCACCATCGCGCCCACCGCCGGATCAATCGAGACTTGCTCGTAGTCTTCGGGCGTGTCGCCCACCAGTTTCCACAGCCGGCGACGTTTCGCCAGCACCAGTTCGTCGCGTCGCGCCATGAAGGCGGTCACGCCGTACTGGTCTTCGCCCGCGGGGGGCACGGTGAAGACATCCCCCCAGGACGACACTTCGCGGTTGCCGGAGAACCACACATCATCGGGATCGTCGTCCGGGCTGGCGAACAGCCGGTCTTTCCAGGCGGTAATGATGCGAAAGCGGTCGGTGGTGTCGTGGCCCGGTGGGTTCTCGGCGTGACTGGACGCCTCCGCGAGCAAGCCCAGGTCGTAATCGGAGCCGTCGAAGGTGACCGAGGTCGTAGTGTTGTCCTCGATGCGCTCCACTTCGAAATAGGTTTCGCCGTTGTTGGTGGTCATGTAGATGATGCGCGCATTCACTCCACTCGTGCCGGAAACGGTGACGGCTGACATGGCCACTTGGCGATTCTGGAGCACCAGCGGGCCGGCGATGGGCGAGAACGGGCTTTCGGAGAGCACCGTGTCGCCACTGGTAATCGCGTAGGTGTAGGCGAAGCGATAACTGCCGAAAAAGCTGCCGGAGGACGTGGCCGCCGCGACAGTCGGCGCGGCCGAGGGCCCATCGATGGTCAACAGGCGCGCGGCGAGTGTGGCCGCGTTGATGGCCACGTTTTTCGAGACGGCGTTGACGACCACGACGGTGCCGGCCAAAGTGGCAAACCGTGCCGGCCGCGTGTCGACCATCGTGACACCAGAGGGCAGCGTCAACGTGGTGATGTCGCCGGCCGGCGTGACCTTTTGCAGCGACGTGTTGGCGTGAATCAGATAGAACGGCATTCAGATCACTACCTGCCAGTCTTGGCTGATGGCCGTCGAGATTTCCGTCCAGGTCGTGCCATCGGTCGAGGTGATGAGTTTGTCGGTGCCAGTGCCAACGATGAAAAATGCCGCCTGTGCGCTCCGCCACTTCACATATTTCCAGCTGCGCGCGGTGGGGCACGATCGCGCCGTCCAGGTCACGCCATCCGGGGAGGTCGCGATTTGTTGCGCGTTGGTCCCGGTTTGCGCGACCGCGACGAACAGGCCCAGATCGGCGGACCATTCGACGTCAGTGTATTGGACGTCGAAGGGCGCGGTCCGACGCGTCCACGTGATGCCATCGGGCGACGTGAAAAACTTGTTCGCCACGCCGACGCCCGTCGAGCGCACGCACGCCACCGCGACTCCCTGGCTATCCGACCATGCAACGCCGGAGACGCCCATGCTGGCGGTCGCCGTCGCATCGTAGGTGCGTTCGGTCCAGGTGATCCCATCGGGCGAGGTCACCATGTGGCCCCGCGTGCTGCCAGCCGTATCGGAAATGCCGATGAAGATGCCCAGCGCGTCGACCCAAATCACTTCGATATAGGTGTGAGAGGCATGCGCGTTCGTGCGGAACGTCCACGTCGTGCCGTCCGGGGAGGTCGCAATTTTACTCGGTGTGGCGACCTGCGCCATCGCGACGAACAGGCCAAGTGTCTCTGACCAACATACCGTGTCCCAATTGTGCGCCGCGGGGGTGGTGCCAGCCGTACCGATGGTCCACGTGTCGAGGTCGGCATTGTCACACGTCGCAAACCACGCATTCTGCGACCCGTTGTGACCGACCGCCACCAGCAGATCGAGCGATGGCGAGTAGGCAATGCAGCGCACCCCGAACGCGGGGGAGCCCGCGCCCAGGTTGTCATTGCGCAGCGTCCAGGTCGAGCCATCCTCCGAGGTTTGAATCCGGTCGGTGCCGGTGCTCGAGCCGGCAAGGAACACCACCGGATCGCCGCTGACTTCTTCTTCCTCGCTGAAGGGGAGGTTGTAAATCGCGAGAATCGCGCCGGCCGCGGTGGTCGCGTTGATTTTGTTCATCCCGTCGCGCTTCGACAACGCGAGTCGGCCCCGATAGAGGCGCGGCACGCCGTTTTGTGACGACAGCAGTTCGCCGTCCTTGACTTGCAAGGGATTGTTGGTGCGCTGCACGCCGAAGGCACCGGGGTTGTAAATGTTGACCTTCCCAGGCATCAGTCACTCGCAACCATGAAAAACGCTAGCACCGTACCGGCAGCAGCGGTGGTGTTGACCTTGCTCATGCCATCGCGTTTGCGGATGGCCAGCTGGTCATCCTTGTTGGAAATCTGTCCGTTCTGCGCCGAGAGAAAAGCGCCGTCTTCAACCTGAAACGGCGCATTGACAATATCGACGCCCAGCTGACCGAGGTTGTAGATGTTGATTTTCCCTGGCACGGTTCGCTCACGGCAAATACAAATAGGTGCCTCTGCCCATCACCGAGAAGCACAATTGCCCGGCTTCTGGCGTCGTGAAGACGTACTCCGTCGTTGACGTGCGCGGCGTGAAGGTGCGCATGTTACCGGGCGTGAGCACCGTGATGTAGAGTTCGTAGTCGACGAGCGTCCACGTCGTGGTCTTCCCATTGGATTGCACTAGGTCTTGCGGGCTCGGCAGTGGATCCCACGCCAACGTATAGGGTGCGTTCGGCACCGTGTTCGCCGTCAAGCAGCTGCTGGCCGACCAATACGAATCGAGCGGTTTGACCGTGGGCGTGGTTTGCGCCACCAGCAGCACGAGGAACGTCAGCATGGTCATTTCCTCGTCACGGTCATGCGGCCGGGTGTTTTGGGGAGCGGACCGGTGTCCAGCAGTTTGATGGCACTGATTTTTTGATAGACCGTGTAAGGCTTGGCCACATAGAAGGTCACCGAGGGATTGGTGACTTCATCGGTTTCACCCGCGATGAGTAGGAAGTTATCAATGAAGGCCGGGTCGGTCGTGGCGCGCACCTGATAGCCATTCAGTTCAATGCCCAGGACCGGCGGCCATGTCAACGTGTGCCATGTGGCGGCGGGGAACGTCTGCGTGATGACGTTGCTGTGCCACGTTTCCTCGCGCGGCTTGTGCAGGAATTCATAGAAGCCGCGCATATAGACTTTGAAACAGTAGCGCCCGCCCGTGGTCGCTGTCGCGCTGACTTTGTAGGTGTAACTCGTGGCCGGCGGGGGCACCCCAATTTGGCTGACGAATTTATCGTTCTTGAAGACGTGAATCTCGTAGCTCGAGAGCGTCCAGAATTGCGGCACCTCCTGCGCAAACACCATATCCTCGATGAAGATGGTCTGGTGGTCTTCGACGGGTTTCCAGGCCAGCTTCACGGTCGTGCTGACCCAATACTCAGTGCAGCCCAAATCCTGCGTGACGGGCAGCGAATAGCCGATCGTCATCTGGGGCGGCATCGGCAGAATGACCTGTGCCGCGAGCGTCAGGACCAGCGCGTTCATGGAACCACCGTCACGATGCGCTTGACGCCGGTCTGCGCGAAGCAGTTGCGCACATCTCGCGCGCGCATCACCAGTTCGAACGTCCCGGTCTTGTAGGGCATGACGCTCCCTTCGGTCCATTCGCGGCCGTCTTGCTCGCCGGGGAAATTCTGAACCCATTCCGGGTAGCCATCGCCCAGCAGGTCCAGTTCTAACGACGACACTTTCACCGGTCCGCCCACGGTGAATGTCACATAGAGGCCCTGAGGCGACGACAGCGACACCTGCGACGTGAAGGTATGAATCGCAATCGTTACGGGCGGATTGCCGGCTTCCCCGGAGGTTTCGGCACATTGGGCACTGATGAGAAAGGGTTTGAAATGGGGGACCATCCTGACTCCCCATTCGGTCCGCGAGCTTTTAATGCCGCCACTAAACGAACATCCATTGGAATGGTCTGCGGAAGATCGGCCTGATAACAGTCCGGTGTGCCGGCGACCAAGGCGAAGGCGCTTTTCGGGACGGTCGTTGGTCCCTGAATCGGGGTGCCATTGTCCGGATTGGTGCCTTCGTTGAACAGCGCGTAGGAATACTCGCCCACGCGTGGCGTTTTCCCATCGGGCTCGAGCATGGTGTGTTCGGTCAGCGGCACGAAGACTTGCCCTTCACCATCGGGCAACATCTGGAAGCCAATCGGTTCCGTGCAGGGATTCGTCGTCTGAGCCCATGCAGGGGTGCTGACCAGCAGCACAAGGATAAGAAACAGCATCTTCATTCTCGTCTCCAACAATGAATCAAAATTCATAGCCATCGAACAGCCCCTCGACGTAATCGGGTTCGTCTTCCTGGCGTGGCGTCACCGCTGTGATGATGCCGAGTTTTTCGTCGCCATAGACCTTCAACCATTCGGGATCTGGCGAGCGGTCCTCGCGGTCCTTGGCGCGCGCCCACGCAATGGTCCAGGCTTTGAGCGCATTGTCGGTTTCGCCGGGAATCGGGTTGTTACTCGCGGTGGTCAAACTGCTGGAAATGCCGGCGATGTAGCCGACCGCCAGATTGAGCGCCGCGTTGGTCTTCGGGGAGATGTAGAGCGATGGCGCGGCCACCGGGGGGCCCGCGCCGACCACATCGTAGAAGAAAATGCAGCCCGTCGCGTCCTGGCCAGTGAGGGTGCGGGCACGACGGAATTCGTCGCTGGCATAGTCGCGCGGGAAAAAGAAGGTGTTGATGTAGGTGGAGCGGTCGCGTGGTTCGATGAACTTCACGCGAAACAGGTCACTCGGCACCCCGGAAGCTGTCGTCGCATTGGCGGCGAGGCTCACATTCGATTCATCCAGCGTGAGAAAGTGATCCTGGTAGACGTCGATGATCCCTTTCCACAAATCGCGACAGCCGTTGAGCGCAATGTCGAGAAGCTCGGCGTCGGTCCAGAACGACGGCGTGTCCTCGAGGAGCACCTTGCGGGCCTGATAGATGATCGAATTCAGCGTCGTCGCCATTTACAGCCCTGACGGTGGGAGCGGGCTTGTCTGTCGGAGATAGGCTTCGACGTGGCATTCGAGCCCGTTGTTAGCCCCAGAAATGGCGGCTTCGAGCCCCTGACCCTCCGGAAGCGCCTTGCCTTCTTCGCCGTAGTCGTAGGTCAAGAGATTGCCGACCGTCGAGGACGCGGGCACACGTGCGATTTCGACGGTATCGTCTTCGGACCGCAGGATATAAGTCACGGCCCCAGCCGCTTCGATGTAAATGTTCACGCGCTGAACGAACATCGTGAATCCGGTTTTGCCGGCGATTCTCGTGGCCGTCCCGGTGTCGGTCGTGGCGACGCTCCAATTTGTCGAGACGTCGCGATAGAAGTTGCGCAGTGTGGCTTGCGCACTCGAGCCAATCATCACGACTCGCCTCCTAGCTGTTCGAAATCGGACTGGTCAGTTCTTCGCTGCCCAGGTCGGGCCGAATTTCAAATTGAAAGTAGCCGCGGATCGCATCACCCGCGCCGGTGGTGACCACGCCGGTAATCAGCGTGCCGTCCGCGAGGTCGGTATCGGTCAGCGTGAAGGTGGTCGTGGATGAGGCCGTCGTCGGGTCGACCGCGGCCGACAGAATTGACACGCCGTTCTTGTGCACGTCGACACGCGCTGAATCGTCCGCGTCGGTCAGAGTGTTACAGCGAAAAATCGCACTGATGATCGTGCCGGCCATCTCGGACCGAAACCCACAGACGGCCACGGCCGAGACGGACGCGCCTTCGTTGACAGTCAGGGCAATCGTCTGACGCGCAAATTGACTGTAGGTCGGATCGACGTTGTAATCGCGAATCATGGTGTCCTCGGCATTGCGGCCCCTACCGCCGCTTCGCCGTGAAGGGGAGCCGCGCCGGGACGGCGAAGAATCCCGGCGCGGCCTACCGATTGCCCCGGTGTGCGGCCAAGGGCGAACGGCACTGCTGCGGCGGCTTAGGAGCCGCCGACGATCACGAATCCGCTCGGTCGGTCGGCGGACGAGGAACCGGTTGACCCGTCAATCGCCGTGTTCGCCATGACGGCGACGCCGTTGGCCATCACCTTCCCATCAGGAAACGCGAGAAAGTGTTCGATGGTGGCCGCGACGCCGATGCCGATATCGAATGCGGTGCCTGAGGCCGTGGTTTCGTCGTCGGTGATCTTGAAGTAGGTCGTCGCGGACGAGCCCGTGGGCGATTTCACGAACACGCCATAGAGCCGGCACGCCACATCCGCCATCACGACGCCGGAACCGGTCGTCGCGCTCGAGATGGCGTCGAACGGCACCAGCTGCAACTTCGGATTGTTCTTGTGCTGGGCGATATACATAAACAGGGCTTTGATGAGGCCCTGTGTTTTGGGCTTCCGCGATTCCGCGCGGCACTTTTCTTTGACCTTGACAGCATCTTCGAGTGAGAGAGCCATTGAGCACGTCTCCTTGTGCGAGGCCCGCCGTGCAGCCGGGACAGTCGCACGCTCGGTTAGTGTGGGTTCTGCACAAACGTCATGTTTCCGCGCCTGAGGAGCAATGCGGTGTAGGCGGAACTACCCCGCATCTCTGCTTCATCCGCGATGGCGGCATCCTGCCGCGCCGCGTCGCGGGCTTCTTTCGCGTCGATGGCGTCGATGGTGCGGTCAATCGCCACGTCAATCGACGGGGCGGCGCGATTCGCGGGGTTCCAGCTATCCGCGGCCTGCAACCAGCCGAAAAAGTTCTCGCCGGCAATGTCGAACGTCGTGAGCGTTTTCACGTAGACGCACGCATGCGCAATCAAGCGTTGCTGTTCGCCGCGGTTGTCGGTGAACTTCGCGACGTTGGTCAGCCAGCGCAGCTGCTTCGCGCGGGGCGTTTTGCGTCCGACGATGTAGCAAAAATTGTTGAGCGCCGGCAGGATGCGCAGGGCCGGATCGATTTCGGCCAGCCGACGCAACCACCAGTACGGCGGCGTCGAGAGGCGAAACGGATTCTGATCTTCAATCCAGTTCACCGGCGGCGGCACTACCGTCCTCCCCGCTGAAGCAAGCTGAACACCCCGTCGCGCAAGACGCCGTATTCCTCACCAGGGCGCGGGTTGTAATCGACCGCAGTCGGTCCGATGAGTTCGCGCGTCATGCCGCCGCGGCGCACGACAAACTTCTGGCCCCGGTCTTTCATCCCAGACATCCGACTCAGGGCTTCGCTCGAGGCCATCGATTCGCCCGACGCGTTGAGTCGTGGGCCTACCGTGTCGTCGAGCAATTCCAAGGTTTTGTTGCCCCACTTGAACGGCCCGCTCGGCATCGTGGCGTAGCGCACGCCGCTATACGGCTCGCTGAATTCCCGCTTCGCCGCGTCCAGATTCACCAGCCCGGCCAAATCGGCAATGCGGGCAAGTGGCTGTTTCGACAGACTCTCCACCGCCGATTGCAAACCTCCGCCAATGCGTTCCCAGGTGGTGGGCGCGCGCATCGAGGGCGTGGTCGGCGGTGGGGGCCGCCGCTCGTCGAGCGCTCGGCGCAATTGCGCCATCGCAAAGTCCTCAGGCATCAGGCATCACCCGAAAACGTGCTCATTGAACCGGTCCGCGCGCTGTCGCTCGCGCCTGGCATGTCGTGCATGCGTTCCGGTTTCAGCCGGCCGAAATGCACGGTTTCGCGGCCCCGTTGCCGGTCGGGGTCGAGCAACGACACGTCAATGCGTTCGATTGATCTGCTTTGTTCGATAGGCGTGTCGGCCATCGGTTCGCCACCGATTTCCCACCCGCGCACGAACACCAGGGAGATGAAGTAGTTCGGATTGGTCGGATCCTCACTGCCCATCAGCGGATGTTGTTCAATGGCCTTCCTGGCGACGATCTGTGGGAGTTTGTTCACCGCCGGATAGGGCGGCAGTTCCCAGGATTTGCCGTCATAGGTGACGGTGAGCGTCTTGCTGGTGCGGTTGCCCGCTTCGACCCAATCGTAGGGATTGAGAAATCCTTCCATTCGCCTCTCCTTTTTGCGGAAACGCGCGCCGGCGCTCCCGACATCACCGGCGCGCGGCCCTTCTCGTCGCGCTTATTCAGCGCGGACGATGACCAACGACTGACCGGTAATCGCGTCGAGTCGTGCGTTGTACCCCGGATACCTGAGGTGATATTGCCTTCTGATCCGGTACCACGCCTCGAAGGCATCGCGCGCCGCGGATCCGACGCCGGCGCGGACGAGAATCTGACCGTCCTCGTCCACCCACTTGCCCTTTTCTGATTCGTAGACCACCCAGCCGGAATTCGCTTTGTCCAACAGCATCATCACGTCGAGTGGGAAATCACGAATCGCTTTGATGGGCACTTCGCCCATCGTCAGATCGCCCTGGGTAAAGGCGACCGTGCCGCCATCGGGACGCTGCACGTGATTGCCGACGAAGCGGCGGTCACCCAGCAGCATCTTGATGTAGAGGCGGCGCGTGGAGTGATGCGCGAGTAGCAGGTCGATCGTCGATCCGAGTTTCTGATCGAGGATGTCGGCCACTTGCTGCAACAGGTCGAAACTCAGCGTGCCGGTCGAGGGCTTGACGTAGCTCGAGAAGTTCCCCCAGACGGAGCGGTCGACGCCGAAGTAGTTGTTGCGATAGGTGCCGTCATCGACCAGGGCCATCAGGCCCCAGAACGCATGCTCGTAGCTCGAATCGAGCACATCGGTGACGTCGCTATTGGCACACTGGACGAGGTAGTCATTGTTTGCCCAGGTCGAGCCGCCGACGCCATCGAGGGTGACGTCGGTCCCATCGCTGTTGCAGGCCGTGATCTTCCGCACGGTGGTGCGCAATGCGCCGGTGCCAGGATTGACCGCCCCGACATACATACCCACTTGGCAAAAGCGATTGCCGAAGTTGTCGTTGGTGATGCCGCCGGGCGCGTCGAGCTCGAGGGTCGTATCGCCTGAGGGCGTGACTTCATCGATGAGCGCGAGAATGCCGCGGCCTTCGGTGGCCAGGGCGTATTCCTCTTTGCGCGCGATGTCCTTGATGAGCCCCTGATTCTCGTCGCGCCGCGCCTGCTTGAAGGCCCCGCGACTCTGCAACGAATCGTGCATCGCCTCATAGGTGAGGCGGATGCGGCCCATCAGCTTCCGTTGCCCGACACGCACCTGGACGTGACCCTGCGCGCCGGCTTCTGCGAACGCGCCATCCTCACCGCTGAAGAAGGGTGAGGTGTTGCGCGACACGTGCGCGGTGTAGACTTTTTCCCTACCCGCGAAGTCCGAGTCCTTGAACCCGAACAGGTCTTTCAGCTGGTTTTTGTTGTTGACTTGTTCAGAGACGAAATCCTCGTAGTAGTCCTTGAGAATCCCATCAATGACCTGTGTGTCGGCTCCGGTCACGGGCGTCCCTCACGTGACGCGCCGTTTGGCAAAGGTTGCGTGACTACCCTTGGCGTTCGATCAGCGCGTCAAATGCGGCGTCGTGTAGTTCCTCTTCGGTCTTCGGCAGCGTCTTCGGTTTACCCTGAGCGCCCACCGGTCCGGTGCGACCGGTGAACTTCGGCAGGTTGTTCACGCGCTCCGCGCGTGTCCGAAGCGTGGCTTGTGTCGATTCGCGAATCGGTTCTACGACGTCGCCGGTGGTGTCGTGCCAGAAATCGTCGACAAGGTTTGGATCGTTTTCGATGTACCGATTTTTCCGGTCTTCGTCGTCCTGAATCCACGACATGAAGGCCGACTGGAAATGCCGCACTGTGCTGGGTTTGACGTTTGGCCCGTAGGCATCTCTGACTTTGGCGTCGACACTGCGCAGTGCGCCGAGTGCAACGTTGCGCCAGATTTGCTGTTGCAAATCTTCGAACGATTGAATCGGCCCGTTCTGGGATACCAGCTGACTCAATCGGCCTAGGTCAATTCCCGCGTCCTCAAACGCGGCGAGTTGCGGATACATCTGGCGGAAGGCATCCCGCACTCGCTGCGTTTCTGGATCAATCGCCGCCGGGGCTTCCCGCCGTACCGGCTCGCCGGCCGGTTGGCGATACAAGTGCGCTTGCAGTTCTCGAAATCGTTGCTCGGCTCGTTCCGCCCTTGCGTTTGCTTCACGCAGACGATGACTGGGTACGAACGCCCCATCACCACGACGCTGGCCGGTGGCTCGGCTCGCAGGACCGGTACGGGTCGCCTTCTCAGCGCCCGCCGAGGCTCCGTCCTGGGCCCCGCGCGGCTGTTCGCGGGGCGCTTGGGTTTCGCCGCTGTCAGGTTGACCGGTCGGCTCGGTCAGCTGGTCTTGACCATCCGCACCGGCTGGCTCGTCGGCCATTCTTGCCTCGCCTTCTTCTCGGGCACGTCACCTAGGTGACGGATCGAGAGGCATGTCAGGCAAAACCTTACAACACAAGATGTGGTGGCTGTCAAGCCGATCCAGCGGTTACGTTTTCCTTTTGCCACCTTTCTCGCGGGCGGGTCGCCAGCCGGTCTTGCGCATGGTGCCGTAGATGTAGGCGTCTTTGTGCGCGCCTTTGAGGCCCTTCATCGCGGCTTCCTTGGTCAGCTTGCGCTCGAGTTCCTTCGGCATCAGAGACGCTCCAGGAGAAGATCCGCAATGGCCCCGTAGGGCGGCTGGGCGGTGAGCGCGATCACCAGATCCTCGCCGCTGGCGATGTTGGCGAGTTTCACGGTGTGGGTGTGCTCCGGTGCCGGTTCCTCGCCCTGCGGAATGTAGTCGAGGTTGGTCAGGTACTTTTCCATGTCGGGGTTGCGCGCCACGAGGTCATCCAGGAGTTTCTGAATCAGTTTGCCTTCCATGTGCGTGTCTCCTTAGGCTGGCCCGACCTGTTGGCCGGTCTTGCCCTGGTCGTTGTTGCCGGCCGGCATCGAATCGGTCGCGCCGGATTCCTGATTGCTACTCGCCATCGCTTGCCCGCCGCCGCCCGCCTGGGGTTGGGGGAGCAACAGGCCAAGGCGCATTTGGGCTTGGGTCTGCGCCAGCTGTTGCCGAAGGATCCGCGTCGCGTCGAGGATGTCGTGTAATTCGAGGTGACGGAGAAAGGCTTGCTCGAGCATGGGCATCTGCTGGAACAGGGTCCGGGCTGAATCGCTGTTCGCCCACTTGGTGTGCTCGGCGATGTGCACGCGCCCGTCCTGGTACTCCTTGCCTTGGAACGGGGTCATCTCGGGCATGTCCGGCGGCTGGCTCTGCACCATCTGGCCGGCGGCGGTCGCCTGCTGCGTCTGCTGCGTGTACAGCTGGAGGGATTGGCTGTAGACCATCATTTGCTGATTGAATTGCTCGAGGGCCGCGGGATCCTGCGTCCACTTTTCGAACGCGTCTTGTTCAGCCAGGGCGCTCTTGACGTGGAAGTCGAGCGACGGCATCAGGAAGGTCAGGCCCAACTTGGTGAACACGGAGTACTTCTGTTCGAAGTCCGCGGGATCCAAGTACCCCAAATTTTTCGCCTGTTCAATCGCTGCCCGAATTCCGAGGTTGGTCTTCGGAGCCTGCGCGCCGTCCTCGATGATGAAATCGACCGCACCCTGAAGGTCCGCGTTCAGGAAGTGCTCCATCGTCCAGCCCTTATTCGGCGTCATCACCGCGTAGGTGCGCCGGGTCGGGCCGTACTGCCGCTCGAGCTCCACCGCCAAGGCGAGCCATTTGCGATGCGTTTCCCCGCGCGCCTTGAACACCGGCGTAAAGCGGGCCTGTCCACGTTCGACCAGCAGTTGCAGCGCCGAAAACGCTTCGACGCCGCCGGGTTTGCTGCCCTTCAAGACGTCGAAGGTGCCGGCCAAATATTCGATGTCGTCGAGGATCTGTTTGCGCAGCTGAAACAGACTGCCCTGAATGTTGGCCCCTTCCAGGCGTTCGGGTTTCGCGCCGCCGGCGGCCAGGGCGTTGTATTTCAGCACGAGGCCCGGTTCACCGGTGAAGGATTTGATTTCGCTCCCTTTGGGTTCCAGCCACACGGGATTGGCGCTTCGGTTCACAATCAGTTCGATGAGCGCGTCGAGGCGATTCAACTGGTCGACCTTGGCGCAAATCACGTCGAGGGGACTGTTGGCGGTGGATTTGCCGCCAAATTGTTTGAAACCGGTGTGCAGGAACGGAATCAGAATCTCGCCCTGTTTGGTTTGAAACGGCACCGGCCCCGGCAAGGCCGGCTCGTCTTCGATGAGCACGACGTTTTCGCCGTCGCCCAGGACGCGCATCAGCAAGCCTTCGGGAAAGTCTTCGTTCGGCTTGGCCCACAGTTCGAATTCGGTCGTGCCATCGCTCTCGAAGTCGGTTTCCGCGCCCAGGCCATGACTGCGCGACATCGCGGAGACGTCGGTCTGCGTGGCAATGGCGCGCATCAGTTGCAGCGAGCGTTCTTGCGGCGAGCGTTGCCACGTGATTTTGTGTTTGTCGAGGAAGCTCCGGCCGTAGAAGTTCTCGAGTTGCCGTTTCGTTTTCCACATCATGCGGAGCACGATGGGGGTGTCCTCGAATTCCTGATAGACCAGCGGGTAGGCAATTTCGAAGGGCGACGGCGCGCACGTGCGGCCGCGCCCGACCGGCATCGCCATATCGGTGGCGGCCATCTGGCCCACCTTGCACGTCGGGCAGACGCCGAGATAGGCCGTCTGCGGGGGGTGCTTCACGCCACAGCTTTGGCATTGCGAGTACGGCAGTGAGACAGTGCCCCATTGGGGATTTTTGTCGTAATAGGTATGCAAAAAGCCGTTGCCGGTGGCGACGAGCCAGAAATCCCGAATCATGCAGGCATGGTTGTAATCGTGGTCGTCTTTCAGAAAGGGCTCGAGGCGGTCAATGGTTTCGGCGGTCGAGACGTTGCGCACTTCGCCCCCGACCGGTCGCGCGGTCGCGTCGAGTTCGATGCTCTGAAACAGGGCGACCAGCGATTCGACCACTTCCGAGGCTTTGTTGGTCACCGGTCGAGGGATCCAGCGGGCCATGCGCTTGTCTACCCATTGGCCGCGTTTGCGGTCGTAGTAGATCCACTGGCGGCCGAGAATGTAGAGGATGTTGCGCCACCAGAGGCGTTCGATTGCCTGTCGCCCGTCCAGGCATTCGCGCTTCGCCTCCTTGTAAAACTCGAGCATCGCGCCGAAGTTTTTGTATTGGTCCTCGCTCTTGATGGCCGGGGCCCCAGCGAAAACGGCTTCGACCGCACCTTCGAGGCCGCTCGGGTCCGGTGCGCCCGTGGGGGGTGGCACCATGTTGTCCATTGCTAGTTACTCCTGCGTGTGAGGTGCTCGAGTCGTCCGTGCGGGTTGTCGTTGGTGACGCCGAGGGCATGGGCCAGCTCGTCGCCCACGTCTTCGAAGTCCAGGCCCAGGGAGGTGGCCAGTCCGCCAATCGCGGTCTGCGTGGCATCGCCCACCGGCACCGCGACGCCGCTCTCGGCGCTCGAGACGGCCGGCCGTGGCTTGTCGTCGGCGGCGAGGGGTTCGCGCGCCAGTTCAAAGGGCATGCGCTGGACGTTCAAGGTGTGCTGCATCAAGGTCGAGACTTCCTGGTCGGCCTTGTTGAACATCAGCCGCATCCATTCGAAGTTCGCGGTCGCGGTGTCGGCGCGCGTCGTTTCGGCGCGCAGCTGCGCTTCCAGGCGGGCCACTTGGGCGCGGTGCTCGCTGGTGGCCTTCAGGCGCTCGAGACTGTGTTCAGCCACGAGCGTCTTGTACGCGGTGCGCCAGTGTTTGAGTTGTCCGCGCAACGTGTCGCGTTCGGCCTGCATTTTGACCAGTTCATCGCGGAGCGGGTCGCGTGGCGGGTCGGGCGTGAGTTCGGGCGTGGACGGCTTAGTGAAAATACCCACCGACGTACTCCCCTTCCATTTCCTCGTCGGACAGGCTTTGGGCAAAGAAATCGGCCATCGGGCGCAGATCGCGTTCCCAATCCAATCCGTCGTCGTCACGGGTCAAGCGGCGCTCGCGTTCCCAGGCCCAGAGCGATTGCAGCGGCACGGTCGCGGGGTCGCGGCCGATGAGCACGGGCGCGGGCACCGGCAATTCCGGCCAGAGCATCGTCGCGTAGCGCAGCCCATCGCACAGATCGTCGTCGAGTTTGAAGACGCGTTCCTTGATGCGTTCGTCGTCGACCGAGGGCGCGTCGTGCCAGTGATACGAGCGCATTTCTTCGACCAGCATCGGCGTGCGCGCCTCGATGAGATACATCTTCTGGGCGCGGAGCCAGGACTGCACGCGTTGAATGCCCAGCAGGACGGAGTTTTCAGCCGCGCTCGCGGTGATGCCGTGCGTGGCCAGTTCGATGAAGGCTTGCGTCGCGGTGCGGTCCATGCCGAAGCGGACATCGGTGAAGCCGTGCACCAGTTGCAGCAATTCGGTGGCGTGGTCGACGTAGGCCGACATGCGTTTGCGGTATTCGATCCAGGGGACCAGCCCTTGCGGCGTGGCTAGGATGCCGACGCCCCCGAAGGGATGGTCCGCGCCGGGGTCGAGGCCCACCAGCAACGGCCAATTCGGATCGGGCGTGGGATACCAGGGTAAGTGCTGTTGGATGCGTTCGGTTTCGCCGGCCAGAAAGACGCACGGGTCCATCGTGTCGCCGTAGATGGATCCTTCGAAGCGCACGAATTCGGCTTCGTATTCCTGCCGAAAAAACTGCGGATCCATTTCGCCGCGGGCTTCTTCGATTTCCTCTGCGGAGATGATCGGATTGTCGATGGTCTTGTAGCGACAGGCCCAATAGCCGGGCCGTTGGTGATAGCCCGGCATCGCGCGTTTGTAGAACGCGTTGTACGACCAGTCGAAGCCATTCGGTGAGGTCGTGAACCACGCGGGGCCGCGAAACTCCGTCAGTGCGGGACGGAAGGTATCCCAGGCGAGCTTGCGAATTTTTCTGGTTTCGTCGAACCAGCCCCAGTTGCAGCCGGGCCCGCGCATGCGTTCGGGGTCTTCGGCGGAGCGGAACTGCATGCGCGCGCCGTTCTTCAATTTGAGCGTCGTGAATTCCGCTGACCAGCCGTCTTTCGGGACCCAGGACACCGGCACGACTCTCATAACGGCCGGAATGACGTAATCATTGAGTTCGGGATAGCTCGGCGCGACGCACCAACCCAGCGACTCACGCAACCGCGCCGCCATGAGCACCGCGGCCACGGCCCCGATCAGGGTTTTGCCGCCGCGCCGGCCGGCGAAAATCGCGAGCCGATGAAACAGATGCTGCCCATTGGGATGGAAGGAAAACAGCGCGCGCAGAAACGCTTGCTGCCACGGGTTGTGCTTGAGGCTAAATTTGCCGGTGAGATTGCTGGCGACCGCGCGAGCCACGGCCTAGTCCTCAACATCGGGGAGCGCGACGGTGCGCGGAATGCCCACGACGGTCCCTTCGGGGATCGCCCGTCCGTCCGCTTCGAGGCCATCGATGGTGATTTCGAGCGAGAGTTTCTGATCGCCGTCGCTGCGTTCGAAGTTGCGAAACGCGCCGCGGCCTTTCAGGACCGCGAGCGTGTATTCCTTGT